GCTGTACGAACTGACAGGAATTTCTGTCAAAAAACTTGTAATTATCATGGCATGTGAAAATGGAGAATGCGTCGTCTATGAAGAACGAGACAAATCAAAATACATCAAACTTCTTACCCAATACATTAGAAAGTTTGTTGCAGATAAACTGGAACTCTATGGAACCAAATAAAGAATTAGAAAAAGAGATAGAAAAGAAATTTTTAACTCCATCAAAATTTGCTCAGGAAATTGAAGGTATTGTTGCGTCCGAAAAAATGAACTATATTGATGCAATAATTTACTATTGCGAAATCAATGAACTTGAGATAGAATCTGTGACTAAGTTGGTATCTAAACCACTGAAAGAAAAACTGAAGTGGGATGCCACACAACTTAACTTTATGAAAAAAACATCGAGAGCAAAATTGCCCTTATGACCGTGACTCCTTTTGAAACCTATCAACATTATTTGTCACTCAAAAATCACTTTACAAATCCAAAATATGATTTCTTTCGCTATGGTGCTAAAACACGAGCTACCGTGGCGTCTTTTAATAAAAGAAAGGATAAGTATTGGTTTGAAAAAACTTCCAGAAAGTATTCTGATAATGAAGTTGTACAATTTCTAGTATCAAATTTTATTTCTGCAGACAACCCACAAAACCTATGGATCGGAGAAATTATCAATTCTGGAGAAAGAAACTACGCCGAATGGATGAAACGACAGCAGAGTTTGACTTACTTGTTCAAAGAACAAATGAACGAATTGTTATCGGAAAACGAATTAGAGAATGTCTTCAACTGTTCCAAAGGACATCCACCAATTCTAAAAAAATATTTGGCAGGAGACGTGAGTATTGAAAATGTCGTTATTTGTGAAAAGATTTTTTCTTTTCGTGAAAAATTTGATAAAAAACTGGATGACCCTGTGTGGGAAACCGTCAGTCTAAAAATCAAAAAATATATACCCTTCCTAAATATTGATGTGTTCCATTACAAAAAACTTTTAAGGAAAATAGTCAATGAGTGAATTCTTTAATTCTGAAATTATTCAGGAGGCATTAGAAGAAATTAATGATCTTCAAGAAAAAATTTATGGCACTGCCATGAGTTTTGGTGTCATGTCTAATGAAGAAAAAATAGAACACATTGATATGATGGTAAGTCTTCTTGAAAAACAGAAAATTATGTACACAAGATTGTCTTTATCTGATGATCCTGCTGCCGTTGAAATGAAAGAAAATTTAAGAAAATCCGTTGTCTTGATGGGATTCCCACCAAATACGGATATGAACACATTATTCTCGACCATGGAAAAAACTGTCCAATCTCTCAAGGATTATATTGACGCCTGAGAGTAACCTTGTTATAATATCCAAGTCAATCCGACAAATCCAACTAAATCCGAGGAAATCCAAATGTCTTTTGCTGATCTTAAGAAGCAATCTAAACTGGGCTCCCTGACCGCCAAACTGGTCAAGGAAGTCGAAAAAATGAATACCAACAGTTCCGGCGATGAGCGCCTGTGGAAACTGGAGGTTGATAAGAGCGGTAACGGTTATGCAGTTATCCGTTTCCTGCCTGCCCCGAACGGTGAAGATCTGCCGTTCGTCAAACTGTACTCTCATGCCTTTCAGGGTCCTGGCGGTTGGTACATTGAGAACTCCCTGACCACTCTTGGTCAGAAGGATCCTGTGTCTGAATACAATACCACTCTGTGGAACAACGGCACTGATGCCGGTAAGGATCTGGCACGTAAACAGAAGCGTAAACTGACTTATGTTTCTAACATCTATGTGGTGAAGGATCCTGCCAATCCAGAGAATGAAGGTAAGGTGTTCTTGTACAAGTATGGCAAGAAAATCTTTGACAAACTGACTGCTGCCATGCAACCTGAGTTTGAGGACGAGGAAGCAATCGATCCGTTCGACTTCTGGCAAGGTGCCAACTTCAAACTGAAGGCAAAGAACGTGGCGGGTTATCGTAACTATGACTCTTCAGAGTTTGCCGCAGTCTCTGCCCTTCTGGACGATGATGAGGCAATGGAAGGTATCTGGAAGCAACAGTATTCTCTTGAAGAGTTTGTTGCTCCTGATCAGTTCAAGTCCTATGATGATCTGAAGAAGCGTCTTGGATATGTTCTTGGAACCAAGGGCACTCCTAAATTCCAAGACCAAGAGACGGTCGAAGAGGAAGAAGAGTTCCGCGCACAGAACCGTGGTGATTACAATCCCGTGCCCCAGTCTATGAAGAATGAACTAGATTCTTTGAGTGAGGGACGTGACTTTAACAGTCCGGACATCACCAGTTCTTCTAGTGAAGATGATGACGATGCTCTAAGTTACTTTGCTAAACTTGCCGAGTGATAGAGAAGGAGGGTTTTATCCCTCCTTTTTTATTGTATTCTAGTATTTTCTGTTCGTATCAAACGACTATTAACAAATTCAGAAGATTTGGTATAAATCATCTGTTGTCTAAAATCTAATAAGAATTGTTGTAAATATGAAGGTTTTAGTAAGAAAATCTCTCTTTTTGCCTCATTCAAGGTAACCTCATGTTCATAATTGGTCACTGTCGTGACAGGATTTAAATTTAATTTATTATTTGAAGGATTTGATATACTGAAATCAGAGTCTACTATTTTTCCTTTTGGAAGTATTAATCTACCTTGATCATCTTTTACTTCCGTAGTTTCATAATGATGGACGGCACTAATTGCCTGTTGTATCTCTAATTCTGTAGATTCTAATCTGTTTGTTGTATACTTATTCACAACATATTCATATAGTTCATGATCACTCATTGGCCATTCATCTCTTACATTAATGATACCTGCAGATATTAGAATTACCCAATCTAAATCTGATTTTCCATATAATGCTTCTGCCAGTGTATCTGGTCTTTGTCCTTCACGAATTATATATTTGTTGAAGATTGTGAATACATCTTGAAGATCATCACGAATTTTCATCTTCTTAAATATATTCTTTGCAAGAACATAAGAAGAATCGGAAATTCTACTATTAAAAGGTGACTGATATTCTATATCAGGTATTTCTCTAAAGTATCCCATCAGAATCCTACTCCTAATCCTTCTTCATCACTCTCAATATCACCATAATCTTCATTATAAATTGGGTTGAGTTCTTGAAACGATAAAGTTAATTGCATATGAACCGGGGTTCCATCACGATATGTTGCATATACACCAGAACCAGTGTAATTAACAGATGCATTTAAAAGTGCCATCGGTTTAAATGTATGCAAAAATGGATGATCAGTATTACCTTTTTTATATGTTAATTGAAATACATCAGGAGATGCTATGAATAGTCCATTTCCAGAATTAGCAGATGTAGTTTTTGCCGCCATGTATTTTTTAAATACCCGGATTATTTTTTTTATTATTAATGATTCTGGTTCGTCTCTAGGTGCCAAATCGAATGTGAAATTGAATGATCTTAGAGTTACACCATTGAACAATAATTCCATATTTGGATTTAATATTTGTCCACTAGTTCGTGCAAGAAGACCTGATGCAGTGGTATTTCCTCCAAATTGATTGACTATAGCTGCACCTATTTGAGCATTGAACGCATTTCTACCACCATTTCCAGTGGATATTAATTTATTTTTCATACCATCAACACCCCCAAGGAAGCTAGGAAGGAGATCGCCGAGATTACTCTGCATGATCGTATTTGCCGCATCTAATCCCATGGCAGCCAATCCATTTATACTATCTGCACCCCAATTTACTCCATTTTGATCTTGTATTTGATTTGGTATTGGTAAGAATATTGTCCCTAACGAGTTTTTTTTATCTAATTTTTCAGTAATACTATTTACTTTTAATGTATTATCATCTTGCAATTCGCCAAGACCAGTGCTTACAAATTGTAATACATCGATTTGTAGATAATCACTTTCTACCTCAAGTTTTTGGTTGGGATACCTTAAGTTTTCAAATTTATTTTTAATATTTGGTGTTTCAACTTTTGGAAGGTCTTCAGATCCTTTTACTTGCTTTACTATTTCCTTTACTGTTTCCTTTGCTTCATTTATTGGAGAACTTCTGGATTCTCGAAATTTTTGTGCTTCTCGAAATGCTGCTGATTCTGTTTCTTTATAATCTGAAGGATAACTAGTAATTCTGGGAACTTTCTGTGCAGCAGCTTTCGCTCTTCTTTCTGCGGCAGCAGCTCTTTCTTTTGCTTTTTGTCTTCCTCTTCCCATTATAGGTTATAATCCTTTTATAGTGTTATTTATTGATAATTATTGGTTTTTTTACCAAAAGGTATTTCACGAACGTCGGCAAGTTCATCTGGATAAATTTCGTACATATTTCCCACCATTTCTTCCCATGTATACTGACGAACTTGTCCCCAGTGATAGTTTAATCCACGAAATCCCCAACGAAAAACTTCTGTAACCGCAACTAGAGGATTTTGATCATATTGTATGTTGGGAGTTTTAGGAGAATATATGAAGATATAATATTTTCCGGGTTCTGGGACAGGAGTATATGAGTCACTAACGGCATCCATTAATTCAATCATCAAATCATCGGGATCTTCACCACCAATTAGATTGTTCGTAACACCTCTAACACGATTATCATTATCATCGGTTGGATACATCATTGACGAATACCTAAATCATCCTCTGTCATAATTTTGAACTTCCACTGACGATCTTCACAAAACTCTTGTGCAGATTTCCACTTTGCCTGATTTTTTACATATTCTTTCACTTCATAGATATAACCTTTAGTTTTTCTTTTTGGAACTTTTGGTTCTTGAACTTGCTTTTTAGGTTTTATCTCTACCAAATATTTTTGTATTTTGTTTCCTTCTTTAACCTTTATATAAAAGTCTGGGAAGTAACGGTGAATTTTATTGTCAAGGGGTGATTTGTATGGAAGAGCAATTTCTTCACTACTCCATTCCAGGATGTTTTCATTTTTATCACAATAAACCATAAACTTTCTTTCCCATAAAGAACGATAAATTACGTTCGTTGGGTCACCTTTGTATTTTTTAGGATATGAAGGTTTATATTTTCCCTTATATGACATCTAAATACTTAATAAT